GTATCTCACCATCATTATCCAAAGAAACCACTAATACCGAAGTATAGTCATGACTAGCCTCAAGATTTTCCTCCAAAATTTCTTTCACGGAAGCACCACGCTCCAGACTAGACTTTTTCTCTGAAAAATCAATTGTGTTTCCCATTGTTACTCCTTTCTAAGCATAATAAAAGCACCCTTTCGAGTGCTAGATAATTTCTATTGACTTAATTTCAGATTCATTAAACCCAATATATGGATGTTTATCCGTTGCTATTGTAATTTCGTCATACAGTTCATCTTCAGTATCAAGTCTTCCCGTATAAGTATTACAGTGACCTTCGAGGATTTGATCATCAACAAAAGTAACTCTAATATCTTTTCCCAAATATTGTTTTAAATTCATTACTGATCTCCTTTCTTAGGTACAACGTGGGTTCTCTTCTCAGAATGATGAATTTTAATAGACGTCACTTCTGAACCATCCGAACTATTAATTCCAATTGGGTAACCTAGTTCTATTATCTCTTTGTTCGTTCTTCTTCCACGTCTATCAAGCTCAATGCGTCCAGTTCCATAATGTTTATCAAACAATTCTTGAACATCGACTGAATCATAGATATAAGATTTTCCTGTTTTATGTGTTGATTCCATATGTGGCAACTGCTTCTCAGGGTTTATTTTTTTACCCCATTCTCCAGTTTGGATTTTCTGAAAAATAAATACTTTATCTTTCAGTTGCTCATATTTCTCACCACCATTATACTTCAAATCCTGAAATTTCGCTAGAGAAATGGGTGATTTTTCAACACCGAGTGTATCCACCACTTCTTTGTACTCCTTGATGTCTGCTTTTCGATTATTATCACGCACATCAATATTTATTCTCTTACGCTTTTCTAATTCATCGGAACTCTCATTTCTGATTTTTTTAGTCCAAGAATTTTGAACCTTACCATTTTTAGGATGATAGTCAATTATACAAGTACAATGCTGATGCCTTCTGTAGAAATTCGCTGGTTCCTCACCGTATATGTAATTTCCTACTAAGCTATCACACCATTTGCAACAACGTCTAGTAGAGTGCCTGCTGATCGTCGGTACCAATCCAGTTTTAGCATGAAACTCTGCATTCTTCCTGATTGTATCATCAATAATAGACTGGGTAAAGTTCACAATAGGTTCACCGAGCAACCAACTGACATCCTCGAAATTTTCCTCAGACGAAAAGCGATTGACAATGCCAGCTATTCGATCCAGATTTAATTCAGGAACTTGAACTTTCAGACCGATTTTCGCTTCCTGGTTCAAATTCTTCTGAACATCACTAGTATAACCACTCACAAGCTCGTGATTTCGTCCTAGCACGTCCGTCAGCAAACGCTGAGCGATATTGTAATACATTTTCCCGTCTGGTAGTTTGTCGGCGCTCAGAGACGCTCCTAGAGTCTTCGAGAGAATTTCACCAATTTCAATCGCAAACTCATTTGCTGTTTTGTAAGTGGCTTTTTTTGCCTTCAACGCAGCAAAAGCATTTCTGACAATCTCACTCTTACCAAAATCTCGTTCAAACCTCTCCTGAACCTCTTGCAAGATACTAGGTAAAACATCATTCTCTATTTGAACCACCCTCGCTTCCAACTGGCTTAGCAGACATGTCTCCAGCGATACCAGTAAGATCACGAATTGTCTCCGCATTGATGTAACCAGGTAATGCCTGATTTAGTTTGACAACACCATCACCAATCATGGTCATCGTATTCGCATCCGCTTCAAATAATGGTTCCCACTTGACTGTAGTTTTTACAAATTGACTTCTGGCATAATGAAACTCATCACGCAAGCAAGCTGCAACATAAGCGACATTTAGCAATCCAGCACCTAGTGAGCGCTGAGCCTTCCGACCAGCCAAACGCAAATTCTCATGACTAGCCTTGATGGCTTCAACAGATGATGGATTATCTGAAACGAAACCAAGGTCATCCAAAGTCAACCCCATTTCACCAGCAAATCCAGCAGCGGCTGTTTTCAGTTGCTCAGTAAACGGTGACATGCTAGCTGTAGTAAACTGTCCAACACTCGGCTTCTCACCTTTATCGCTTGAAGAAATCGTCAACAAGCTTGATACAGTAGCTTTCCATTTCTCCATAGGTTCCGCATCAGGATCAAGTCCAAGAATGTATTTCTGTGGCCACGAATAGAACTCTGCTGTAATATCAGCTCGCTCTAAAGTTCGCTTAGCGTATTTCTGATAATACATCCCAGCTCTGGTAATTCGCGACCTTCCAAACGGACGAACCGCATCAGGACGATGAATAACCGGAACCAACAAAGGGATACCAGTTTCATTCACAACCGAGTATGGTCTACCATCTTTCGGAATAAAATGAGTAGCATTAGGTTCAAAGTATGCTTCAAGCGTTGGACGATTGTAATCATCACGAGCCAACACCGCATAACCTTCCACAAGTAATCCAGTAATAGGATCAATGACACCAGTTGCATTACTTGATTCAATGACTTGCAACCTCACCTCATCATCTTCACCCTTCGAAATGTAGACGAAACTACACGAACCAATCAGCGCAGCTAAAATAGCACTATCAAAAAAAATATCAGGATTGTTACGATCAAAGATTTCTGTAACATTAAAATCATCGTTAGCAAATCCCCTGAAAATCAAACGATCTGCAAGACTATCAACTCCCTTTGCAGCCCAACCAAGGACAGCTTGGTACTTCACCCTGATATATGCAGGAATTGTGATTCCTGTAGGTGATTCATGGTATTGCATTGCATAATGCTTGTATCTCAGATTAACTCTGCTCTGATAGAGAGTCAACTTTCTCCTGAGATACTCAATTCCTCTTAATTCCAAACCGTTCTCCTTCCATAATGATGATTTGGCGCGAGAAAAAATGTACAGTGACGGCGTGAAGCTCGCGAGCGCCTAGTGGGAGGGGGATACCCCCCTATACTCAGCTAGGACTTACTTCACACATCTGTTATTTTTTTCAAGATCTAAGTATTCAAAATTATTTTTGACATTTTTAAAAAATAATATAATTTTTCTTTTTTTTGGTTTCTTCAAGCTCTATACTTTGTCCAATCTCTTGACTGTGGCAGGTTGCGATTGCCTACAACAGTAGCATTGGCTGATCTATCATCAGCGTAAAGCTTGTCAGACTTCTGCCTATTGCATTGCCAGTGGGCTAATTGCAAATTGTTAATATCTGAAGGGTGACCGTTCCGATTTATTGGAATGATGTGGTCAATGACTGGTGACAAAGGATGTGGATACTTCAATGACTTGTCCACGGGTAGCCCACAAATCCCACAAGTATTTCTTGTTTTGAGAATAATATTTTTATTCTTTTCAAAAGCAACTCGGTGAGGACCGCTACGGTCCGGTCTGTCCTTGGGGGTATTCATCTAGGGAGGGTCCTTTCTTTTTAGCAGGTAGGGGGGCTAAATTTTTATGATGTAGGGGGGGAGTTTTTTCAGTCTCTAACACCCTCGTATATTTAACATATCTTATATTCTGTTAAATAAAACTAACATCCTTAAAAGTCAAGTGTAACAAGTGTTTACATCTGTTTCATTAAAAACTAATTTACGTTTTCTCAATATGTAAAATAAATAATCATTTAATAGCTAAAATTCATCATTGAATCATCCAATTCATCCTGCTTAATACCTATATAATCAAGTGTAATATCTGGTGATGAATGATTAAATAATTCCATCAAGATCGCTACATTTTGATTTTTTCTGTAGTGATGATAGCCAAATGACTTTCTCATGGAGTGGGTTCCAATATTCTTCAGGCCAACATGTTCAGCTGCTTGCTTTAAAATTTGGTAAGCAGCTACTCGACCTATGTGAGTTATCCGAACTCCATCCGTCCTGACTTTCTTTTTGCTAGGAAATAGATAGTCATATCCTTGTAGCTCATTCGTTTTAATGTAATGATTCAAGGCCTTTCTTAATTCCGGATTGATAGCAAAACGCTTGACTTTGCCTGTCTTCTTCTCAGTGACTTCTATTCTATCACTAGTCACATGTTTAACTTGCAGAGGTATGATGTCGCTGATACGCATTCCAGAATAAAGACCACACATAATCAGAACATAGTTTCGCTCACTCTTTGATTTTAAGAAGTTTTTCATCCGTTCAATATCATCAAGTTCTCGAATAGGTTCTACTTTCTTCACGACATCACCTCCAATCCATACAAAAAGGCAGGATGTGCCTGCCTTTACAATTATTTCATAATATAATTTTAGCACACAAAATCATATATCCACTCCGCACTTACTCCGAATTTACTCCGAATTTACTCCAAAAAAACTCCAAGTTTACTCCAAAATCTCAACCTGTTCACCATTGCGGTATAACTCTGCAAATGCCATCAGAGACTTATCCAAGATGTCGTAAT